TTGAGCAGCCTAGCTTACTAGGATCTGTGATGGAAGGTGTAGCAGGTATAGCTAATGTGCAGACACAGACAGCTAACTATACTAAAGCGATGGGTGAAGCACCCAGCTTTGGTGGTATGTTTGGTATGCTAGGCATTCATCCATATGCACCTAGGGCTCAAGTAGTTACAGAATCTAGTATGCCAGCGATGGCTAGGGTTGTTAATGAGAATGCAATCTACGCTAACTCACCGATGGCTAGGGTTGTTAATGAGAATGCAATCTACGCTAATAAAATAGTTCCAATAAATTCAAAACCTAACTCTCTGCCAGATTGGTCTGGGAGTAGCGCAGCTAGTGGATCACTACTCCCACCAATTTAACCATGCAGCAAGAAGTAAAAGAGAACAAGAGATTCAAGATCTCAGATCGCAACCTTAGTTCAGACAAGTTATTTGCTAACCCAACTGTTCAGCCAACTGTAGGTGCAGGTGGTCAGTATTCTGTGAGGGTGCAAGAGCAACCTAAGAATAGCTGGGAGAAGTTATCTGAGAGTCTTGCTGGGATGAACGCTGCGCTAGGTGCTATTGCTCAGAGTGATATTGCCGCTTCTGAGTTATCCCAGCAAATGGAGGCTGATCAATCTGTAGAAGAATCAAAGCGTTTATACCAAGAATCTAAAGATCTTGAGAATGGTTTGTATAAAGCTAATGGCTTTGTAGATAGGCTTACAAGAACAGGCAAAGCTAGTATCATTGAGAACCCTATGACATTCTCAAGGGCTCGTGCATCTTATGGTGCTAGGGTTGCTCAAGAGGAATATCAAGGTGAACTGAACAAGAGACTCTTGGAGGCTAAGAGGATTGCTAAGAATAATCCAGAGGCAGGTTACAATCCAGAAGCAATCCAGAAGGGGTTGATGGATGAGATGCGTTCTGAGTATGGGCTTGATGATGGTGGTTCTGCTGCTAATGCTTTTGATAGATCTGTTAAAGCTTTTAATAAGAACACATTAGCTAGGGAGTTTGATGAGGCTACTAAAATATCCCAAGCCCACGGCACTATTGCTTTAGCTCCAGTGTTTAAGAACTATGCTGAGTTGCTAGACAATGGTGCTAGCCAGCTTGAACTAGATGAAGCTATGGAGAAGATCCAACAAGCTGGTGCTGGTTTAGGTAATACTCATATCAAGAAGGCTCTTGAGATGTATGGTATGGAGGCTGCGTTGGATGGTGATCTTAAATCATTAGGTAACTTCTTGGAGTGGGCTAAGGAATCTAATTCCAAGTTTGGTGGTTATGCTATTGGTTCCCCAGCGTATGCAGACTCTCTTACTAAGATTGAGGGTTTACTTGATCGTGCTATGAAAGAGGGTGAGGATGAGGGTGCTATGAAACAATCCAATGTTGTTCGTAAATATAACAACATCAACACAGTGATTAACAGCCAAGATGATGATGCGTTCTCATTGGATGATGATTATGGTATCGAGGGATTAAACTTAGCCACGAACAAACAACAAGCCTTGGAGATTCTTGATAACCACTTTAGATCATTGAGTAAAGAGGGTGGGTTCCCGCAGAGAATTGATGCAGAGATCATTAAGAATAGTGAGTCTTGGAAGAATAAGAGGATAGCTGAAGAAGACACTAGGGAGAATAAGATGCGTGGCGATGTTAATACAGCTATGCAAAGCACTCCAGAGAGGGTGAATAATGAGGTAGCTATAAAGATGGCGACATCTGCTAATGAGGATGACAGATCTAGGGTTATTCAGCTAGAGAAAGAAGAGGTGGCAAGAACTTCTGAAATGCACTCTATTTACCAACAAGCGAGAGATGATTATCCTGCTGGCAGTGAGCGTGTAGTAGATGCAGATGGGAAAGAAGTTAAGTGGTCGGATCTTGATGACCCGCAACAAACGCAGATTGTTAAGGATGCGGTTACTGAAGCTTATAAAAGATCTAATGCTAGGATTGGTGATATAGAGAGTCAGTGGGCATCAGAGGATAGGCAGAAGAGGCAGGATGATTTCAATAAGAAGACAGAAGAATCTAAGAACACTGAGTTTGAATCAACTTACGAGAGATTTAAACTACCTGCTGGTGTCGGTAAGGTTAGCCAATACTTAGACGTAAACCTAGCTAAAGCATATAAGGGTGATGGTCAGATGGATAACTATATCGCTGAGAGGATGCCTAAAGATGTGAAGCTTCAAGATTTATTGAAGATCAACAAAGCTATTAAGAGTGGTAGTTATCAGAAGACTCAATCACGTTACGGCACGATAGGCGGGTATGGTGGCACAACTGTTACAGTTGAGGAGTTATATACTGATGAGGAGGTTAAAAACCTTGAGAGTTTAGCTGATGAGTTGAATAAGAGAACCCCTATCTCATACAAAGAATTAGTTAATGGGAATAAAGATGGTGGTGGTTATCTACCTTCACGCAGTTTCTATCTGACCTCAGACACAATTGATGGATTATGGATCGAAGATGATAGCGTATCTGATGAGGATATGCTACAAGAGTTACAGAAGTACGATCCTTCTCTATCCTTAGCGGATGTTAATAAATTTAAGCGTAAGAAAAGTAAGTAATCATGGATAACTTAGATCAAGATGTACTAGATAAAGATGTGCTTGGTGATGACATGCTATCACAGAGCAAGAGTTCTAGTTTAGATGACAACATTGCCAACTCAGTTAATGAAGATCCAGTTGATGAAGATCTTAGTATTGGTGAGACATTGGTAGATACCGCTGCTGGTGTAGGCCGTGGCGTGCTAGGTTTTGGCCAGTCATTGTATGAGTTAGCAGACTTTGTTACTGGTGATTCTTTTCTTCCAGACTACAACATTCGGAAGTGGGCGGGTGAGAGTAAGACTATGACTGGCTCTATGGCTGAAGGTATTACTCAGTTCTTAACTGGCTTCATCCCTGTGGCTGGAGCATTAGGTAAGGCTGCTACTGTAGGTAAAGGTCTTAGTGGGTTAAGTAAGTTTGGTAAGTTTGCCAAGATCACCAAGGCTGCTAAGATGGGAGAGAAGGCACAGTTGAACTGGAGGGGTGACATGATTGCTGGCACAGTTTCAGACTTCATCTCCTTTAGCGCACATGAGGATAGGCTTTCTAATATCATCAATGAGTACCCAGAATTAGCCAACCCTGTCACTGAGTTCCTTGCGGCTGATGATGATGACAATGAGCTTTTAGGTCGATTGAAGAACTCTATTGAGGGTGCAATGACTGACGTGGCTTTAACTGTAGGCATGAAGGGTGCATTCGTTAAGTCACTTGAGTTACTTAAACAAGGCAGGAAGGAAGTTCCAGAAGGTGTTGATCCTTTATCTGTGTTGGATATTAATAAGATCTCTGAGACTGCTGATGAGGTTGGAAAGGTTGGTTCTGATAACTTCCAGTCTAAAGTATTCAAGGATGATGGTGCTACCAGAGCAGAGGTTGATATTGATAAATCAAAGGTTGAGTTGCCTAAACCTTCTGAGGAAGTAAAAAGTGTTGTTGATGATGTGGATGAAGGGCTATCAAAACCGAGCGTCATTGATCCATTGAAAGACTCAGACGCAAAAGTTGGCAGGGATTTAGCTAAAGCTCAATTCCCAGAAGGATCATTCAAGGACGTTAAGGCACAGAAGAAACCTTTAACCCCTTCTCTTCTAGGAACTAATAAGGCTCTAGGTTCTTACATGAAGCAAGTCTACAAGCAACTTAATGTTGATGCAGCACGTGGTGTATCTATCAGCATGAAGGATGCGAAGGAGGAGGCTGGCACTGTGTTGGACATGTTACTAGATGACCTTGAGAAGTTGGGAGTTGATGCTGATTATGTGGAAGCATTCACAAGAAGAGGTGATGACATCACTTTAGATAATGCGGCATCCTATACTATGGCTAACCGCATGATGCAGAACGTGTTCAATGAGCAAGCTATCATGATAGCTAAGGACTTTAAGAAGATTGATCCTGCGGATACCAGCAAACGTAAAGAGATGTTAGCTACAATGAAGTCTTTGATCTCTCAATCTGTGAGAATCAATGCTGCTAACTCTGAGTTAATTGCATCCAAAGCAGGAACCATTCTTAGGTCTCAAGCTAAAGATGTTGAGTCTAGCTTGAAGAAGATTGGTCTATCTGATGATGAGATTAAGAACGGAGCTAAGGTTGGTGAGTTCTTAGACACCATCGGTAAAGCTGATGAGGATACTTTAATCAAGGTTGTTGATATGCTTGATGAGTTCTCTGATAGAATAACTATGAACCCAGATGTTGTAGGCAGATTGTTTAGTAAGGATCTGCTTAGTGAAGGGTTGAAGTTTGTTAAGCTATTCAGAATGAACATGATGCTTAGTGGTGGTAAGACTCAGTTGGGTAATATCTTCCTAGCTATTGGTCATCACTATGCACGTAGAGCTTGGCAGAACATTGGAGGGGTGTTTGATGATCCTGCACTTGTAGGTAAGTGGATGGCTTCAACTAGCAGTGATTTATTTTATACTGAGAAGCTGACTAAGATGGCTTACCACAAGAACTTTGCTGAGACTGTGAGAACTAGGGTGTCTGCATTTGAGGGTGCAGGTGGTCAGAAGTTTGATGACTCTGGCCTAGCCGCTGATGGTGGTCTCTTATCAAGACTTCTCACAGGTTCTATGGATGTTATGGCGGGTGCTGACTCAGCGTTGAAGTCTAAATTATTTAGATCCAACTTAGTTAGACTGGTGCATGAAGAAGCTCATAAACGTGGCATTACTGATGAGAATGAGATAGCTAAGATGCTTATGGATGCTCACAAAGCAACCCTCTTAGATAGCGGTAGGCTCAACAACTCATACAATGCGGAGCGTGATGCTATTGCAAAGAAGAAAGAGTCTGGTGACTGGGATAAGATGAATGCTATTCAGAGAACATCATTCAAGAGCAAGGCTAGAGGCACTGCTAGGAAGAGACAGGATGGTTACGAGAAGATGCAAGAGCGTGCTTTGTATGAGTCAGATAAGACACTTCACATGCAGCAGCCAGAGGAAGGTTCTGTGTCGCATAAAGTCCTTAAAAGTATCAATGCTATGCCCGCATCTGATTACATTATCCCATTCAAGAAGACACCTATTAACATTATTAGCAGTGGTTTATCATTTGCTTTTGCACCTGCACGTGGTGCTAGACATTTGTTTGCTAAGACTGTTCTTAAACCAGATGGTGCTAAGACTGTTCTTAAACCAGATGGCTCTATGGTTACAAGGCGTGACCAGTGGATGGAGGAGTTGGGTAGTAAAGACACTATCACTAGGCTTGAAGCTAAAGGTAAACTTGTTGCAAGCACAGCCATGTGGGGATCATTCTTAACCTTGATTGAGAATCAGAATGACAGGATTACTGGAGGTGGCCCCACTGATTACAACGAGTTACGAAGATTGGAAGAGACTGGTTGGCAGAAGTATTCTATCAAGATTGGTGATAAGTATTACTCTTACCAGAAGCTAGATCCTATTGCTACGATGTTAGGTCTGGCTGCTGACATGCGGGATGGTATGCGGAACCCTTCAGTAGACACTGAGAGTATGGCGTTAGCTTACTCAGCTATTGCTCTAACCTCATTGAAGCGTAACGTATTGGAGAAGTCATTCTTGATTGGTGTAGATCAGTTCCTTAACTCATTCAACGATGAGAACTCTATGTCTTCTTACATGAAGAACTTCGGCACATCATTCTTACCAGCATTGATACCGCAAAGCGGAGAGATGATTACTGGTGACTCAGTACAGGCTGAAGCTTGGACATTCATGGATGCGGTTAAACGTAGAACATTGTTTGATACTGGTAGCCTTGATCCTAAGCGTAACATCTTAGGTGAAGAAATGTCATTCCAAGAGGTATCAAATGTTGTGGATGCAGGTTTTGATATTATAGCTAACGTGTCTGAAGAGAAGACTGATGATGTGATTGAGGAGATTGCATCTCTGCGTCATGGGTTCACACTTCCTAGTTACAACATTGCAGGCGGTATTGATTTGAGATCATTCAATCAGTCGAATGGAAGAACTGCTTATGACTTCTATAGGATGAAGCATTCTGAGGTTGTCATTGGTGGTAAGAAGTTGAGATCTGCACTGAGTAAGTTGATTAAATCTAATCGTTATCAAAGTATCACAGCTTACTCTCACCCAGACTTTAAGACTCAGCGTATTGCAGAGATCAGCAAGGTTATGAATAGATATAAAGCTAAAGCTTTGCGTGAGACATTGATTGAGTTCCCAGAGATTGACGACATATATAAAACCAGCGCAGTTCTGAGGAGACAATCTAGGAGAGGCGTAGACATTCAATCACAAGTAGAAGAACTCATTAACACATACCAGTAATGGCCACATCATTTACACAACACACAGGAGATGAGGCAGTTAGATCATATCTAGCACCTCAAGATTACATTGATAAGTCCCACGTACAAGCATTCGTTGATGATGTACAGGTTACTCAATCAGAATCATTAACACCTACTACCTTCATCCTTGAGGATATAAGTGGTAGCATCTACGCAACCTTTGGTAGTTCCATTACGTTGCAGGGATTGACTATTGATTTGAAGAGGGTGACACCAGAGACAAGCATCATTAACTTTGTCAATGGTACTACCAACCAAGCATCTGATTTCAACACAAGCTTCCAGCAAGCCGTGTACATCGCCATTGAAGCCCGTGAACAATACTAAAGATAAACTACAGAAGCTCTTAGACATGACGATTGATGATCTGATTGCTAAGATTGAGACAGGTGAAGCTACCAGTGCTGATCTTTCAGTAGCTACTAAGATCCTCAAAGACAATGCTATTGATGTGCATGTCGAGAGTGATGATCCTAAAGTTGTGAAGCTGAATGGAATGGCTAACCATGAGTACAGGTTTAAGCCTAAAGTAAAAGAGGGATAATACATTTGCCATTACCTTCGATGTATATACATTAAGGCTATGGTAACTAAATCAGTGCAAGGATATGAAGGATACCTCATCAATAATAAGGGTGAGGTGTTCTCTAGTAAGCGTGAAAACAGGGTTAAGAAATTAAAGGAGGACATCTCTCCTTTAGGTTATAGGAGGGTGACTCTCTCCAAGGATGGTAATACTAAGAGATTCTTAGTTCACCGCTTAGTATTAACTCACTTCGATAGACTTCCTAAGGAGGGTGAGGTTTGTCGCCATCTAAATGGAGACCCCAATGATAACCGCATAGAGAATTTAACTTGGGGTAGTAACCATGAAAACTGTGAAGACGCTAGGGATCATGGTACAGGAGCAATGAAGATAACTTGGGAGGATGTTGACCATGTTAGGTATTGGTATTCAAAGGGTTTGTGCAATACTGACATCTCTAATAAAACTGGAGTGTCTTCTGGAGCTATATGTCACATAGTGTCTGGTTCATCATGGCAAGAGAAGCATAGACGTAAACCGTTCACTAGAGCTTATGAATACGATATGCGTCCAGAGTGGGTTGATGGTGAGAAGGTTAGTCTTAGCCGCCATAGAAATAGAAACTTTAAAGCCAACTTTGAGATCGCTGAAGAGATTCGAGAGATGAAAAGAAATGGAGTTAGATCTGTAGAAATTAGCGAGAAGACAGGTTTAAGTTTAGCCATAGTCAATAACATCGTAGCCAATAGAACATGGAAGAAGTAAATAACGCACTGCCGTCAGATCATCCGTTGCAAGATTTTAGAAACTTCTTGGATCTTGTCTGGGAGTTCTTGGCTCTACCCGAACCTACACCCATTCAGCTAGATATTGCACATAACATGCAGGAACTGTGTGAGCGTGACCTGCATCACCGTAAAGGCATAGTGCAAGCTGGGCGTGGTACAGGTAAGAGCTTCATCTGTTCTAGCTTTGCTGTATGGAAGCTACTCTTAGACCCTACTGAGAAGATCCTAGTTGTCTCTGGTAACGAGGAACGTGCTAAACAGTTCACCCTCTTCACTAAGAAGCTGATTGATAACATGGATATACTGGCTCATCTACGTGGTGGTGAGCGTAACAGTACGTTGTCCTTTGACGTTGCTGGTAGTGGTACTTCTCACTCACCCAGTGTGAAGGCTGCTGGTATCATGGGTGCTATCACTGGTTCACGTGCTACCTTGATCATTGGTGATGACGTAGAGACACCATCTAACTCAGAGACTATCGGCTCACAAGAGAAGCTTGATGAGCGAGTGAAAGAATTTGGTGATATTATTGTGCCAGAGTCACAGCGTATCATCTTCCTAGGTACACCACAAACTGAAGCATCTGTTTACAACAAACTCAATGATCGTGGCTATGATCTAAGAGTATGGACTGCTGAGTATGTAAGCCAGAAGGAGAATCTCGACAAGTGGAATGGTAATGTGATGCCATTCTGTGTTGATGATGACAAGGCTGCTAAGAACTCTAGGGATATGGGTGAGCCAACTGAGCCTACCCGATTCTCTAAATCTATCCTAGAGGTGAAGAGGTTAGAGCATGGCATGACTCGATACATGCAGCAGTACCAGCTATGTCCTGCATTGCTTGACCAAGATAAGTACCCACTCAAGCTGAATGATCTCATCGTTATGGATGTGGATAGGGAGAAGGCACACCAGTACCACATCTACGCTTCCAGATTGGACTGTGCTATTAAGGATCTACCGATGGTAGGCTTTAATGGTGATCGTTACTTCCAGCCCTTAGAGAGTGGTGGTGGCCTTGTAGAGTTCACTGGTAGTGTGATGACCATTGACCCCTCTGGACGTGGTGGTGATGAAACTGGTTACGCTGTGACTAAGATGCTCAATGGCTACATCTATGTGATGGAAGCTGGTGGTATTAAAGGTGGCTTTGAAGAGCAAACCTTAGAGAAGCTTGCCTATATTGCACAGTCTAATGGGGTTCATGAGATCATAGTCGAGAGTAACTTTGGTGATGGTATGTTCTGCGAGCTACTTAAACCAATAACCCAGCGCATCTACCCAGTAGCTATCTCTGAGGTCAGAAGTAATACCAACAAAGAGAATCGTATTGCTGATGTTCTGGAGCCAGTGATGAACTCACATAAGCTGGTGATCAATAAGTCTGTGATCGAATCAGATCATGAGCAGATACAAAAGTACCCTGCTGAGAGTGCTGTGAACTACTCATTGTTCTACCAGATGAGCCGACTTACTAGGGTGAAAGGTTGCCTACGCAATGATGATAGACTCGATGCCTTAGCTATGAGTGTTGCCTATTGGATCGAAGCTGTAGCTCAAGATGCTAAAGTGCAGATGGATCTACGCAACCAGAAGGCAATGGAGGATGAGATGCGTGATTTTATGAGCAACGTAGTAGGTGCTAGACCTAAATCTATGACCTTCTTCTAGTCCTCTTTAATAGATACATCCAGAATAGCTTCATCCATGTTGAGGACTTGAGCGCAGTAAATTAGAGCGTCTTTAAAGTCCTCTGCTTCTCCCCTTGTCTCGAAAGTTTCACGCTTTTTAACTAGGATGTCATCTCTTGATGAAAAAGTCTCTTCAGCCATAACTGTAACATTCCAAGTCACGGTGAATCTAACCATCACTTGCACTTCTTTGGCTTGGCCACCTTTAATAGTCTTAATTGTTTTGAACTTCATGGTGTTGAATTATTACCAATAGACAATCACCTTGTATATAAAAAAGCTGCGACTCGCAGGAGAAACTATACTAAAAAACCTACGAGCCGCAGCTTGCGACATGAATAAACAAATATGAAATACACTAAACCACTTAGTGCAACTTCATTATGGGGATTTATTACTATTTGGCAAGTGGCAATCTGTTTAAAACTTAGTAATCACCGAAGATCTAGGAAGACGAGGACACAATTCGCCTACAATCAAGATGTAGACGAACCTAATAGTCACCGAATGACCTTATCAGAGTCGGCATACAGGGATGTGCATTAGCTACGGTTACTCCCTTTGAAGAGCTAGCAGTGATCCGAGATATTACGAGTGACGGCATTAACTTCAATCACTCAACCGTCCAGTTTCAGCAGTTTTATAGGGGTTTGCCCATGCCACATTCACTGGTGACTTGATGCTTGAGCTGGCCTATTGGTCTCATACAAGCAAAAAGCACTTAGCGAAATTTGAACGGTAGCGGCTAAGTGCTTTGCTAGTGGATCATTCCCCACTAAAGAAACTGTTTAGAAAGCTACCGTTCAAAGTTGCTATACACAACGATCTCATCGGTCTGCTATTTGGTCAAAGACTTTAGTCAAAGAATGCCAATTTAATCAAATCAAAGATAATGTAGATCACAGTGATAGGTGTGGCGATGCACATGAAGAACTCAAATGCCTGTCCTAATGGTTCAAGAGCCTTAGAGATCTTGCCCATGATTATTCTGATTAGTTGTTCGTTGTTCATAGTTGGTTATGTTAAATATGAGGCGGGCTATATTTTCTGTCCCCCTTTGCTGATAACCGAATCTGGTTGCTTGTGAACCTTCTCGTTTATCACCTCATAGTTTTCAACATTGCGTTCACTTGACTGAAGCAAGTGAACTAGGTGTTATCCATCTAAAGTGTGTGCGCCTCTATTTGCGTTATCTCTTCAGTCAAAATCGTGTGCTTGAAAAACTTAGTTCCTTTAATGTTG